ATCCGTCAGTTTACCATTAGCTTAATCCCCTAAACGAATAACAATTAAGTTATTCTATAATTTTACCACGATTTCATAATAATGTCAATACCCAATGTTGTAATTATTATTGTTATTAAATGTGTTGCCTATTTCGATATTAGTATAATCAAACGGTGTACCACCATTTTCTTCATCAATTAATCTACGTAGACCTATAAGAGCATAAACGCTACTTTGAGCGAAGTGGTCAGCACCTTTACGGCTAATAACCTTAGTCAATTCGCCATCTTCATCTTCTTCATCTCGTATAATAACATTTTTCCAGTGAGTAAGGTAACGTTGTAGTTCTGGGTCTTTATCATTATTCCAGAATTTTATGTTACCAGACTTCATTTGGTTGATAAAGAAGAGGTTATTAGCTAGTTTGTCTATTGTTACTTCGTTATTTGGAGCTGAGAACTTTGGGTTTACTTCTCCAGTAGTTTTCGATGGATTTACTTTAACACCAAATACTTTATCTTTACCGAACTCTTTAATTAACCTATTAACTTTAGTACCATTATAACCCAAATCGGCTAAAATTAAATCAGGTTGATATGGTGCAATTTCAACTATTGTTTGGTTAATGTCATGGTTAATATTTTCAGGAGAATTTGTAACAGGTATCCTAATTAATCTTAATACGTGTAATTCTCTAGAAGGGCTAACACCCATAACTACGATATGATTTTCTTTAGTACCCCAATCAACACCAACAGCAATTTTTTCATATTGGTCTCTATCAAATATAGGTTCGTCATACTCGTCTGATAAGTTGTCCCATACATCTCTGTCAAATACAGACATAGACAAATCTTGGTAAGGTTCCCCAAGAACATAATTGTGGAACGTCTGCAACGACCGAGAAGCAGCTTCTTTACGCTTCAAATCATCAGCAGTTACCCACACGGCATTCATTTGTGAAATCATGTATCCAGATATGTCTTTACGTTCTGGGTGCAATGCTACCCAATGACCAGTATACCATCTGTCTAGATGTTTACCACATCTTTGGCAGACAAAATCATAAGTATTATCTTCGATTTCTCCTGTTTCTCTGTTAACACCGTCTGGGTTAACCAATCGAATATTTCCAGATACTCTAGTATCATTTTCATTATAATCTTCATAACTCATCTTGTTAACAAAACCACAATGAGTACATGTATGCATATAATATTTCATATCTGACTTCTTGAACAGTCTATCAATACCGTAGTCTGGCGTTGTTGGTGTAGAGAATCTTCTTAATAACTTAAACTTTGATGAAGCCATAGACTCAACGGCTGAATCTTCGGCTTGGCTTTGAACACGGTCATATTCATCAAGGTACAAAGCATCTATATCGACACCTTCCACTGCACTAGACTTAGAAGAACTACGGAAAACTAAGAACGAGTCTCTTATTTGTTTTTCTTTCATAGAACTCTTACGAGGGTCTACAATTGTACCATAGTATCCTTTAGCAAATAGGGGGTCAAAACGTGTCTTAACGAACGTATCTAGCTGTCTGTTAGTAGGGAACGTATAAAGTACCTTGACAGCATCTTCTGAGTGGCTATCGGCAAACCAGAGGGACTCAGCAGCGTGCATTTCAGATAGACCTAACTGCCTACTCTTAATAACTACTTTATCTTTACTCTGGTCATTAATAATATCTATTTGCCAAGGTCTATGACTCTGTGCTTTCGAACTATCCCTATTTGGTATGTTGAATGTAATTGGGTGTCCGTGCACAGAATGATGTGCCAATAGGTACATACTTGGAACGTACATCGTTATTACATACTTTAGTTGTTCTGCTGTTGGTCTATCTGTATCAAAAGTTAGTTTTGCTACTTCCAACAATTTTTTACTATCAATTCCTTGTGGCATTTATTCTCCCATCTCATTTACGTTACTGTCATTCATTGCATCACTAAGGTTAGATAATATTGAATCTACGTCTTGTGCTTCAATATTACTTTCATCTATATCCTCAGTAGTGACTTCACCATCTTCTGTTATACTTTGTGTAACACCAAAAGCTCTTGCTTCTTTAGTGGTAAGTGCTGGCAACTGTGAATTAGTATTATTTTCAGCATTCTCCATAACAGAATTATAGTTAGTGGTTTTTTCCATGATATTCCATAATCTAGCAATATCAGTGGGGTCTTTTATTTCAATTTCCCCTTTTTGAACTTTTCCCCAAGCTTGCTGTAAAAGAAAGGCTACAGTGTTATTCATACCATTAATAACGTCTTCGTCTTTTATTTTCTTCTTGTATACTTCGTCCCGTAATCTCTCTATACTCATTGTAACTCCTTTGAATTATTGCAGTTATTTTCATAGCATGAGTTAGCATCATAGCATAAATTTATGTAAACAAAAGAGGGCAAGTTTATGACATAGAACTTAACA